GGATACTATTTCGCTGCCGAACTGCTGCCGGTGTTCCTCGCCAGCTACGGTTACACGCTGGCCCGCATCATTACGAACATCTCGCCCAGCGTTGGTGCCACCGCAATGCTGAACAGCCTGTTCAGCCTGATCAGCACGAACGTCGCAACGCCGCCCACGCTCGGCTTTGCATCGCAGCTGGAGGCGACTGGCCAGCAGTTCAGCTATGTTGGCAGCGGCGTAAACTACAATTCGCTTCCCTTCGGCCAGCGCGGCACTGGCGTGGCGATTGATCCGACGCAGGCCAATCTGAAGGTCGATGGCGGCCAGATATTTGCCACGTTCTCGACGGAGCGCGGCGACACCTATCTCGGCGACGATCTCAAGGTCGATTTTGTGCGAGGCACTGTCGAGGGGCAGGCGTTTAGCCGTGGTGTGCAGAACATCGCGCTGCCGCTCATTCAGGCTCTTGGAGGTTAAAGCATGCCCACGATCATCACACCGCGCCCGCCGCTCAACCTGTTCAACGTCGCCCGCATTCAGGTGCCGTCGTTCTACACGACCATCTTGGATGTGCCGAACTATCTGATCCCGGCGAACGGCCCCAACCCGCAGCGCACGGTGCAGGCGGTGGCTCTGCTCACCTCGTTGATCGTGGCCAACAACAGCAACGCCACGATCCAGTTCTCCATGCAGGTGTTGGATGCAAGCAACGCGGGATGGCTGATCCTGAACAAGATGGACATCCCGCCCAACGACTTTGCACTGATCGAACTGGGTAAGCAGAACATGCCCAGTGGCGAACGGCTGCAACTGAAGTGCGAGAACTTTCAAGGCGCCGTAGCCAGCCTGTCCTACGTGCTGAACCAGCGTGAGGAGTTCACCGTCCTATGAGCAGCGTGAGGTTCGCATCCGGTCGTGAGCGCACGGTCGGGCAGTCGTTGCGGTATGCAACGCCCATCGCCTTGTCTGCCACTGCATACGAGGGCGCGGCTGTGGCCGGTGAAGACAACCTGATGCACTACAGCACCGGCACACAATGGGTGGCACTGGCTCCAGTGCTGTCCACCCTCATCGATGCCGGCAACGCCGCAACCGTTTACACGGGCGGCGCATCTATCGACCTTGGGAGCGCACAACCGTGACCATCAGCGCGTCTATCTTCCAGCTTTCCTTACGCGGCGACACCCTCGCTCGGTGGACTTCGTTTAACCCGGTCCTCGCTGACCGCGAGATGGTGCTGGAGACGGACACTGACAAGTTCAAGATCGGTGATGGCGTCACGGCGTATCTGAGCTTGCCCTATGGCGGCATCGTTGGTCCGACTGGCCCGCAGGGTGCGTCTATCAATCTCAAAGGCACTGTCGCCACTGTCGGCAATCTCCCGTCCACTGGCAACGCCGTCAACGACGCCTACATCGTCACGGCGGATGGCGATCTGTACGTGTGGACTGGTTCCCTGCCGTGGGCCAACGTCGGTCAGATTATTGGTCCAACCGGCCCCACTGGCGTTATGGGTCCAACCGGCGCTATCGGTCCAACGGGTAATAATGGGCTAACAGGTCCAACTGGCGCGACCGGCCCAGCCGGTGACGTTGGTAACTTTGGACCCACCGGCCCTACGGGGCCAGTAGGGTTGACCGGTCCGACTGGGCCTACTGGTCCGCAAGGGGCTGATAGCACTGTCTCTGGCCCCACAGGCCCTACCGGTCCGCAGGGCGCCGCTTCTACAGTCGCCGGTCCTACCGGTCCGCAGGGCGCCGCTTCTACAGTCGCCGGTCCTACCGGTCCGACAGGCGCCCAGGGATCCGCTTCTACAGTCGCCGGTCCTACCGGTCCGACAGGCGCCCAGGGATCCGCGTCTACAATTGCCGGCCCAACTGGTCCGACCGGTTCTACTGGCGCTGCGTCTACGGTCGCTGGCCCAACTGGTCCGACCGGTTCTACTGGCGCTGCGTCTACGGTCGCTGGTCCTACCGGCCCCACTGGACCTTCGGGCGTAGTAGGCACTGTCGCCATTGCAAGTGGCGGCACAGGTCAGACCACGAAGGGTGCGGCGTTCAACGCGCTGTCGCCGATCACGACTACGGGTGACCTGATCCTCGGCAACGGCACGAACAGCGCCACGCGCCTCGCAATTGGCACGAACACCTACGTCCTCACGTCTAACGGCTCCACTGCATCGTGGCAGCCTGCCGCTGGTGGTGGCGGTGGCGTCACCTCGTTCAGCGCGGGCTTTACCGGCCTTAACCCATCCAGCCCGACGACTGGGGCTGTCTCTCTTTCAGGGACTCTGGGGGTCAACTACGGCGGTACGAGCAACAACACAACGCCTTCAAACGGTCAGATTTTGATTGGCAACGGTTTTAGCTACAACGTCAACACTCTGACGGCGGGGGCGGGTATCGCCATTACGAACGGCTCCGGCAGCATTACGATTGCGACCGCTGGCGGTCCGGGGATTCAGTTCCTCAGTTTATCCACTTCAGTAGGTACTATCAGCAGCCTAATCGGCAGTTCGTATGCTAGACCCCTTGTTCAGACGACCGGGACATCGCCATCTTACGGAGCGTTCTTTTTCAGGAGTAGCACCGTTGGAGGTTACTACTTTTCTAGCCCGTCGATCAACTCAGTCTCCGGAACCGACAGCGCCGGAGGAACATTCAGCTATATAAGCGGGTCTGATTTTAGTAGCTTTCCCTCAAGCTTCAGCATCATGGACGACATCGTATCGTGCTATGGACTTCTAATCTACAGTGCGCCTATGAAGGAACTTTTCACAGGTAGCGCCGCAGCATTCACTGCTCCGTCTGTAGCTCCGCTTGACGCTTCAAGTGCTTATTTCTCGACCAATCCGCAGGTAACTGTTTATGATTATGGTTCAGGTCTAAATTGGACTAACACCTACATTAATGGCCTCGGTATTGTTGTAGAGAAAAGCTTCTCTAACTACGATTTTTACTTCGGCAGCGGAGTAAACACTCCCACAGGCGGTATAACCGCGTCAGTCATTCAGTTTCAGATCAACGGAACTTTTCTCACCTATAGTTCAGGGTCTGATTATAGCGCATTCTTCACATCAAACAGCAGTAGCGGTCGTTTTTATATGCAGTTGTCTGTGTTTAATACGGCGCTGCAAACGTTGCTTGATAACTCATTCATCGCGGCAGGGTAAAGACCAATGTACGCAAAAATTGCAGATGGTGTTATAGTTAAGTTTCCTTATACGATTGAGGAAATGCGAACTTCGCACCCAGAACTTGAGATTGGCAATGAACCAACCCCGGAACAGCTATCTGCGTGTGGTGCTGTCCGCGCCATTTTGGACTGGACACCGACAAAAAGCAGCCGGACCCATAGGTTTGAGCCAGTTCATACAGACAATGGCGATGGCAGTGTCACCATCACGTATAACGCCGTGGAGTTGCCTCGTGATCTTGCTGCGTTCAACATGCGTGATGCGCGAGATACCGCTTTGGCGCGGTGCGACTGGGTCGTCGCCAAGGCCGTAGAACGCGGCGAACCGGTCCCCCCGCTTTACGCGGCATACCGCGATGCGCTGCGTAATCTCCCCGAACAGATTGGGTTCCCGTTCGCCGTTGAGTGGCCTGCGGATCCGTCGCGGACCTCGTAACGCCGGGTTACGGAGAACACTATGAAAATCGCAGTCTACGCAATCAGCAAGAATGAGGAACAGTTCGTCGAAAGGTTCTGCACGTCGGCTAAGGACGCCGACCTCATCCTGATTGCCGACACCGGCAGCACGGACAACACCGCCGATCTGGCGCGTGAACATGGGGCTGTGGTTCACGACATCTGCATCACCCCGTGGCGGTTCGACAAGGCGCGCGACACCGCGCTGGCCCTAATCCCGCGTGACATAGACGTGTGCATCAGCCTGGATCTCGATGAGGTGATGGAGCCTGGCTGGCGTGAAGAGATCGAACGTGTCTGGAAGGACGAAACTACCCGTCTGCGGTACAAGTTCGACTGGGGCAGCGGCATCAGCTTCTTCTACGAAAAGATCCACCACCGGCACGGCTACCACTGGCACCATCCGGTCCATGAATACCCGCGCCCTGATGGCCGCATCTGCGAGGTGTACGCGCAGACCGAGATGCTGCTGGTCAGCCATCACCCCGATCCGATCAAGAGCCGGGGACAGTATCTTGAGCTGCTGGAACTGTCCGTAAAGGAAGATCCGCACTGCCCGCGCAACGCCTTCTACTACGCCCGCGAACTGACGTTTTACAGCCAGTGGGTGGACGCGATCGTTGCCTTGAAGAGCTACCTTGCACTGCCAGGCGCGACGTGGGCGAACGAGCGTTGTTATGCCATGCGGCTGTTGGGGCAGTCTTACGACAAGCTGGGCCAGTCAGAGACTGCAATGGGCTGGTTTCGCAAAGCGTCTGTTGAGGCGCCCAACACCCGTGAGCCGTGGGTGGAAATGGCCGACTTGGCCTATCGTAAGCAGGACTGGCAGACATGCTACGATGCAGCGACGCGGGCGCTGGAAATCAAGGACAAGGCGCTGGTCTACACAATGGACCCGCTGGTGTGGGGTGCAAAGCCGCATGACCTTGCAGCGATCGGGGCATGGAATCTGGAAAATTTTGAGAGTGCGGTGACGCAGGGCGAACTGGCCTGCGCGTTGTCTCCTGATGACCAGCGGTTGAAGAAGAACCTAGCGTTCTATTTGATGAAGAAAGCGTCCTGAATATGGCCATTACCCCGTCATCAACCATCGGGTTTGCGCTGCGTGGCGATACGCTGGCGCGCTGGACCTTGTTCAACCCAGTTCTCGCTGACCGTGAACTTGTGCTGGAGACGGACACCGACAAGTTTAAGATCGGCGATGGCGTCACTGCATATGTAAGCTTGCCCTACGGCGGCGTGGTTGGTCCGATGGGGCCGACTGGCGCGGCAAGCACGGTCGCTGGTCCGACAGGTCCCACTGGCGCTGGCAGTACAGTCGCCGGACCAACGGGTCCTACCGGTCCGACCGGTTCCACTGGCGCAGCAAGCACAGTCGCAGGCCCGACTGGTCCTACTGGCGCACAGGGTGTGTCGATCACCTTCAAGGGGTCAGTTGCCGCTGTAGCCAATCTCCCGCTCACCGGAAACGCCGTC